TATATTATTAACCATATAGTTCGTTGCTTCAGCACTTGAATCGCCGTTGACCGCTAGAATCATACTACTAAGCTGTCTTGTTATCATTCTATCTACTTTCTGTCTCTTGTCGTGTTCTGTCCCCGAGAAAAACACTTTTTCGTCTCTTCCGGTTAGAGTTTTAAAAGTCACAACCGCTTTTGTGCGCGGTAGCTCCACATCAAAAGTACCATTTCCATTATCAGTGACACCAACGGTATCCGAATCTTCGCCATGATATACCTTTGCCGAATTTAAGTCAAAAGAATAGTCTTGTGAGGCCCCACAGGATGGACATCCCACCTTTGTAGTATACTCGCTGCCATACGCCGACACCCTGGTGGCGACAATGATTGCATTTCTATCGCCTACGAGCAAAGAATCTGGATCAATTGCCTTGTTAATAATTAAGCTACCAATAACTCGGTCTATCGCCACCCCTTTCTTAATAAGGGTTTTAGACGTGAGCATATCCTCTTCCTTTGCGGTCATTTGTTTAATTTCAATAGAGGTTTCGCCACAAAGAGGGTGGCCTTCTGGATAATACTGGCCTTCTGATGGTAGTTCTACAAACTCTGTCGGAACTACAAACGAGAATCCTCCTTCTCCCATTGCCGGTGCAGGGGGATTCGCATCTCTTTGTTGAACGCCTCCTAAGCGATCTTGATTTCTAGACAATGTACACCTCTCGTTTAATTATATTGTCATTATGCGTTAAAGAAACTAGTACCACCGCCCGCGGTTGCGACTGACGGATTGGTTGTCTCTACGCGGGCCCAATCGTACATAAGCTCGACTGTGGCTGTGGATAACTCATCGTCACCATAGGATAATTCACCCAAAGCAAAATCCTTAACAAACGCGTTCCAAAGTGTCCATGTTTCGAGCGGCTGGCCGTCAGAATCGATTTGGGTAATAATTACGGTACCCAATGCGCCGGCGGCCTTTGCTTTAGAAATGGTGCCTAAAGAATCAGCATTTGTGGGAGGAGAATAGCCAGACTGCACTAAAATATCAGAAAATGTTGCAGTCATATCCGGACTAACTGGATCTACCATCTCAACACTGACTGTGTTCCAAGTAACGGAGCCAGGATAATAAAAAGTGTGATTAAGATATTGATGCTCTACATTCTCAACTGTAAAGCTCGGCTTTCCAACAGACTTGGCATACCATGCCAGGGCGCCCCCTTGCTCGGCCTGTATTCCTTGAAATTCTATCGTAAATCTAAAATTCCTTTTAGGATCTTTAAGGGTTGCGTCTTCTCCGAAGTTTGTTGACCAAAATGGCATAATTTGAGTTCTCCTGTTTCTAAAAATAAGTAGTGAGGGAAATTATTTTCCCCATGTTTTAATCATCAAATGAGGCACCAGTGGATGCGATAACGAAGTCAATGGCAATGAATTCGATGGCGCGGGCCGGCTTAATCATAATCTTAGCATATAAGATGTTCTGATCGATAAGATCTGGTGTCGTTGTGCTTTCGTCCAGAATTAGACGATAATCGGTGATACCATACCTAGTCTTAATATTCGCCAAGAACGGTTCAATAAGTCCCTTGAAGCGATTCCAAGTTGCCTGCACATTTTGCTCAAAGAGAATTTGTGTAGAAAGAATGGAAATCTGCTTCTTCATGTAGATTACCAATCTGCGGACATTAATGCGATCTAGGGCAGATTGGCGCTCTTGGAGCGTCTTCTGGCCGAAGAGTACAATTCCACTATTGGGGAACGAGGCAATCGGGTTAATCCGTGATTCATAAAGTGTATCGCGATCTTTCGATGTCAACCTCTGCGTAACTCCTGTGATCGCAATTCCAGCAGCGCCGTCGGTAAGACCTCCGCGATTGAAGCCTGCCGGAGCAAACCAAACGTCGGTTTTGGCCTCTGAACTAGCCAGAACGCCAAGCATAGCAACAGTTGGCGGGATCCAAATAAGTTGGCCAGTCCCTTCGTCGCGGGCCTGGACCCAAGGATAGAATGTTGCACCATAAGAGGAATCAATTCTTCTATCCCTAAGTTCTCTTGCCGCCTGTGTTGCGTCAGTGCCAATTCGGCTTGTTGCAGATGAATAATATTGCTCATGAGCCGGAATATAGACATTTGGCAGGTCGATAAGAGCCATGGCGTCTGCGCGCTCCTCGCAAACATCAATCATGTGCCCCGTTAGGGAATCCAGCGTTAAGCCTGGAACAGTAAGGAGGTTCATATTGAGAGCCTCGGGGTCAGAAACAGAATCAATTGCCCTGCGATACGTATGGTAAGCATAGCTATTATCTTCTGTAGAAGTGCTGCTCATTCCATTATTGTAGAGCGGATCGGGCACTGTAATATCGAACCCATCGAAGCCGCCCCAGAAAGGCGCCGTAAAGCGGTTATAGCCTGCATCTAGCAAGTCAGTATAAGACGAAGTCGTAACTGATTCGCCTATGGCTCGTGAGCCAGAGCGATACGCATAGCCTCCACCACTGGTTCCGTCCTTCGCGACGTCATCTAAACTGAAGATGTATGACCACGCAGCAACCTGTTGAGTAAGGTAAGCGCTCGTTGGATCATCGGAATATCCTGAATACCACAGTCTGCCAAAATCTCCAACACTGGCATCTGGGCGTGTCGAACCTTGGGCTCTTGTAGATGTAAATCCAAAATAGGCGTTTGTCGGGTCTTTCAAGCCACCATCCGATGCGGAAATTCGCAAACTAGCCGATGGCCAGATCATCGCACCGGTAAGTGCGTTGGCTACGTATAGAGTGGTTTCCGCCGTCGCGACCGCGCCGGCCACGGCGCCGGATAGGAAGACGTCAGTATTAAAGGTGGGTGTCGCGCCATTGTTCCACACACCAACAACCTTATTTCGGCCCGAAATACACCATCCGGTGTTCAGTGGCGCGCCGACATAGCCGCCGGCGCTGCCGGAGACTCCATCGTCGAGATTAGTGAGCCCGGAGCCGGTTACTGTCACCTGTGCCGGGCGTGGTGGACCATAGTAACCAAATGGAAGGTATTTTGGCGAGGATGCGCCGGCTTTAACAGCATCGGCCATTTCAACATATACAAATTTTGAATTATTGGGATATGTTTCATACGTATCTAGCGCTTTAGTGGTCGTGTTCCAGTTTGTATATTTGTCTCCAATTTTGCGCGCAATGTAATTTGGCGATTTTGGATCTAAGCTAAGATTGTCGAAGCGCTCTAGAACTTCAATTTTGTTGTCTGTGTCAAGAATACTTCTTAGAACAACCGAGAAGGTGCCATACTCCGTCGTAGTTGTAGTGGCTTGGCGGATCTTCTCAATTGAAACTTTGACATTCTTATGTAACCACTCTCCGTGGCCGCGGCCCTTGAGGCGGAAAAGCTTTTGCATGTTTCCAGGCTCGTAATCGCCAGCAGCGTTTAAATCTTGTGAAATAAACCAGCCGGCCACTGCTTCACGGGAAGCCTGCGACTTCATGTTGCTCGGATCATAGCTGCTGTCTGGGCCCGAAGAGCCTGATTGTGCAATCCCAAGAATTACACCAACTTTTGCTGTCCCATCAGAATGCAAGGCTCCCTCGCGGCGGAGGGCCTGCTCGAAGGTTTCACCAAGCCAATAATCTTGCTTTGTAGATGCCGGATAAAAACTAGATGCGTTTGTATTTGCCACTTGAGGATTGGTGTTGAATTTCTTGCGTATAAACGTCTCTTTTGTATCATCAAAGCCAAACTTAATTTTTTCTGCTATTTGAGAACCTGAAACATACACAGTAAACAAGCCATCTGAGTCAGTGGCAACAACGTTGCCCACTCCGCGGGAATCGAGCGCATCGCCGCCAAGCCCGGGATGAAGGTTTCCACTTAATTGTAGAATTCCGTCATTAAGATACCAAACGGCAGCTAGCGAGCCTGTTCCAAGGTTCGAACTTGAGCCCGAAGGCCACACCCACAGGCCGTAAGCACCACCATTAGTGGCTGCACTCGTTGTAATGCGATTGGCGGTCGCCCAGCCTGCTGCAGCATCTCCGCCGGCAGTTGAGCCGGCAGTGGTTTGCTGACCTAAGAGGCGAATGTAAGTTAGAGGGGCAACTTTTGAGTTCAGGAAGGCTTTTGCGGCATATGTGCCGTACATGGGCGATTGATAATTTCCATTGCGAGAAATATCGCCGCCTCCATTTCCTGCTACCGTATCTCCAAACATTGTTACAAAATCGGAGTAGGAATCGACCGCAACTGGTGTCATCGCTAGGCCGCGTCTGGAGCGCCCAATGACGACTGGGCCGATGTTTTCGACCCTCTTCGGGATAAAGGAATTATCAATTTCATTGATAAACACCCCGGGAGATACAAACTTAAAACTTTTAACTGACATTACGTGCCCCTCTTATTAAAATAATATGCTTAAATGCATGAGTAATCATGAATAAATAGTATTTTTAATTCCAAAGACACTTCAGGAAGTGGTTTATAATGTAAAAAAGTCATCTTCATCGGGGAAAGCTATGCTTTCACTCGGGTAGGTCAATTCCACAACATTCTCATCTATTCTAACAATGGGCCTATCGTCATTTTCTCCTTCACCCATCAAATAGCCCAAAACCTTGATTGTAATATCGGTTGAAAACATTCTCATATCTTCATTTAAATTTGCAACGTTATTGTTGTGCGCAAAGCCTTGTTCAATAAAGCCTTCATAGAGATGGCCGCTCCTTCTCATTACAAAAGCATTAATTTGCCCAGTTCTTGCAATAAAAGGCGTCAGAAGCTCATTCATCTGTTGCTGATATTCGGTCTTAATGGTGATTTTATAATCAATATTAACATATACAGGAATAGGGATTGATAAGGTCTGAATAACAATCTTTTTATTCACTCTTGGCGAATATTGTTGCAATTTGCCAATGGTTCTGTCTCTTGTCGCCGCCACCACAGCAAAATTTCGTGTTTTATCTTGTTTTATTTTTTTGGCAAGAACCATTCTTCCTATGCGCCCATTCATATCACGTGAGTATATGTGAGCCTGATAGCCCCCTTTCCTTGTTGGATCTTTGGTGATCGTAGTGCGCTCTATGCTAATCAAGGGCAGTTTGAGGGCGCCGGCGTCATCTCGTAAGTCTTTTTCATTCTTTATTTGAAATGAGCGCTCGGGCGTTTGCCATAAAACCGGCACATTTATAAATCCTTCATTGGTCGTGGCACTCAAATCTAAATCTTTCTTAAGCCATGAAACTATCGCATAATCAATATTTTCTATGTTTGAGGCCTGCATACCTATCTCTTTAAGGGTGCCCTCCTTGAAATCAGGATCTAATTGTGCAAAATCAAAATTATCAGGTAGCATCGAATAATCCCTTCCTTGCTCTTCTGCATCTTGCAGAAATTTCAAAACCATAGTCAACTTGGCCAAAAAGTTTTCTTGCTTCTGTTAACTTAACTATCTCGTAATAAAAATCTCCGTATAAAACAAAATCACCTTCTCGTACGTACATATCTTGATCTTCCTGTAAGCGTCTTTCGTGGAAATGAACATTAATTTCCCATGTTTTATCAATTCCGGCGCCTTCCATATATTCAGTAGAGTAGTCAGTAAATTCAACAAGCGCATAAATGCGAATAGGAGGCAAATAAGTCTTTTTTATTGCTTCGCCATATAGTTCATGAAAATTTGTTGAAGACATATCAATAGGATAGTAAAGAATTTGCTGTCCGACAATTTTTTCAATAAGCTCATCATTAACTTGCTTAACTAAGTCGCGCTCTTTCTTTCCTAAAAACAGCGGAGGGGGCGGAGCAGGAGGCCTGGACCATTCACTATCAGACATTTACTTTCTCCTATCCTACAAATATTGGTAAGGGAACTCTTTTTAAAGTTTCCTCCGTCGCTGTTACTTTTTCTTGGTCCTGCTTGGCTAATTCAACATATTCTACTTCTTTGAGTATCTCCATCAACTTATCTTTAAGTGCAGTCTGCTCTTCTTTCGCTTGAGATAGCAATTCAGAATGATTTAGCGTCACACTTTCACCGGGGATTGGAATTGTTGTAAATTTACCTCTAATTTGCCCTAGCATCTCTTTGCAAAGCGCAAGAGCATATTTTCGAATCCATTGTTTGCCAATTGCATTAATATTATCATATGGAATATTCTCAAAGGGAAGGGTGTTCATGTTATTCACACCTTCAATGCCGGTGTCAATATCTCCATCTTCATCCCACACATCGCTTTTAACTCTAAATCTAAACCAAATACGATCAAGATAGCCAGCAAAGTTATCATCGCCACGTGGAGTGGGGTATAGCCTTAAATTATTATTAAAAATTTCATAAGAATAATGAGAAACCCGAGTATACAGGGAATCCTCATACATTATGGCTTGAAGCTTATTCTGCCAAGTAGGCACAACTTCAAATGTTGAGTCATCTGCATATTGTCCGTAAGTGGTATAATTTCCCACAACACCAATGCCGCCATAATAGCCATAAAAGCGCCACATTGCCACTGGGGACCGATAATATACTTTATCAATTATTACGCGTTTATCAGTTACTTTTCCTGCATATGGCACCGTCTCGTCATTATCATTAACGCCCGAAGCCGAAGAACTGGAAATGATTGTCTGTAAATTATAGTCCTGTTGATTTTTAACAGTCGTGAAGGAAGCCGAATAAATCGGGGTCGTCCCACCGAGGCCGGCCATAGTCGAAGCTCCATCGCCAACTCTATTAGTATAATTTGCTTCAAATCTTGGAAACTTCAAGCTGGCGCTAAGGGGGCCAGACGTTGCATTTCCTTTGTGGTTAAAGGTACCTGTGGTGTTGCCTAACGCGTCCGATAATATATTCTTACCTTGGTGTAGGTTAACAATATATGAGTATTCTAGGACGGCTTCTTCATAGGCAGCATATACATTATTTGGGGTAAGCTCAATATCAACAACATCACCACCCAGTTTTTTATAAACATAGGCAACCTGATCTGATGCCCCACTAAGAAAAGCTACAGACCCCGTATATATGCCAAATGGCAGTGAGGCTGATACCTGTGTTGTCGATCCCGTCGATGTAAGGACAATCGCACTTGTTTGAGATTTTGGACTAAGATTGGTAGGCACACGCACTTCCTCCTACTGAATAAATAGTTAATTAAACCCAAAGCCCGACCATATGTTGGGCTTCATTTTAATTAATTAAGAAATTCGCTATTTTTTCTTGGTGGTGGTCTTTTTTTGTGTGCTTCTTTTCGTTGTAGTTTTCTTTGTGGTAGGCGCGGTTTCAGCAGCAACTTCTTTTGCGACTTTCTGGACAACTTCTTCTAATACAGGCTCAACAACACTTTCTTCAACAACGGGAATTATTTCAACACTTGTGGTATCGCCGCGGGCCTTCATTCTAAGCATTAATCTTCTACGAGGGTTCATAGTAGCTTCTCCTTTCAAATAAGTAGTTTCAAAATGGCAAAAACGAAAATCTCAAGAAATTGGAGGCGAAAAAATTTGGCAGATCACCATTTTTTGATATTGATTTAGTTTCGAGAAATAAAAACCCCCTTCCGAAGAAGGGGGTTTGAAACAATATGCTAAAAGTATACTTACTCTGATCAAGGAGCAGTGAATACGGCTGTAGTAACAAACCCAGTTGCCTGAGCAGTCATAATGGTCCCTGAGACCAGCCATGTGTTTCCGCTAGCTGTTCCAATAGTAGAAGCGGCTACAGCAGTAACTCTAATATGAGTCCCTACAGCAACAACACCATTACTAGTGTCATCCGCAAGAACCAAGGTGCCCTCGCCCGAAGCCGGAACAATATTTGACTCATCGCCATTAACATATCCAGCAGCCGATGTATCTAAAACCTGAAGAACGCCGATATAATCATCGTATCCTTTGGTTGCAGAACCTCCAGTCGTGTCGGTGGCATGACCGCCTGTGTTAATTGTATATGAACCAGCGGCACCGCTATTGCCAATAACAGTAACAATAAAATCATAAAATGTTCCAATCATTGAAGATGTTATGGTTGGCAAATTAATTACTTGAATCTGAGCAGCCGTACCCCCCAATACAATTAGTGTACCACTTTGGTCGTGAGTTAACGATGTCTCAGCGGTTTCATCGTCGATTGTAAGTACTTTTCTTTTATACCTTAGTTGAGAAGCTCCGAGATTCGTGTCTCTCTTCAAACTCTCTAGTAATGCTTGGGTTCTCGCCAAGCCCATTCTTTTTGATCCCATATTTAAAACCCTCCTATTTTGTGTTTAAAATTTAGGTGAGACAAAAGAAATACTTCTGTCTCGCGTATAATTAGCTAATCCAATAAAGAAGACCCCCGCCTTTTTCAAGGCGGGGGCTTTCCGTGTCACGTTTCTCCGTGCTTTTTACACAAACTATATCAAAAGTTTATGATTTAGCTCGTGGAACCAGCTTCACCAAGTAGTCCGCGAATGATGACTAAGCCATACATATCAGGACGCACCATCTTCTTGGCATAGCGAGTCATCACGCCCTTTCTGGGCACGAAGTCTTCCGGTCCGAAGATAGTGGGTGTGGTCTGTAGCGGCACATAAGGTGCATACACGTATCCGCTTTCAAGGAAAGAAGATCCGCGTCGACCAACGAGGACCACGTTGCGAAGGAAGTACGGGTCAACAATGACATCGAACTTCTTGCTCAGTGAGCCGGTCTTAATAGCACCGACGCTACCCTTCTCGTCATCAGCAGTGACGGAAGCGCGGAATCCAGTGGTAAACTCAAGGATGTTGGCAACTTCAGGTCCAACGACGATGAAGTTAGCACCACCACGTAGAGTCTTACGGTGGATCTGGGCAGAAACGTCGTTAATTGTCTCAACGAGAGTCTCGTACCACTCGGATACTGTACCGGTGAAGTCAGGGGCAGCAGAGCTAGCACCAACTTCGACACCGTTCACCTTGTCTAAGAATAGACCCGGCGAGCGAGACCAGTAATAGGTAGCAGCAGTTGCACCATTGACGAGGTCAGCAACGATCTCACGATCAATCTCAAGAGCAATTTGCTCAGAGAGGATGCTGGTAAGCTCGACTTCAGCGTCAAGGTTGTGGTAGGCGTTAAGATCTTGTCCTAACTCCGGGGTCCACTTAGCCTTCAGCTTCTTGGTCTGCGCTGTCACAGCGATGCTATCCACCTTGATGTCGATCTCGGGGATATCCGCTTGACCTTCAAGGCCCCATGGGGTATCACCACGAATTGCACCAACAGCATTGGCCGAAGAAGCAGCAACAAAGTCATCGGTCAGTGGGAAGAGCCATGTGCATGATCCAGACATGGCAACTTTCGGCGCTGGCGCGCCCAGCTGACCGAGGTTTGCGCCGGTGACGCGGACCTCGTCGCCCAAGGACCCGGTCGCCCCAACCCAAGTAAGCAAAATTTGCTGACTTGCAACGGACTTGTCGATACCAATAGACTCTGCAATTCCCGCGGGTAATGGTCGAGTCAAACGACGCACAAGACGTGCACCATTAGAGGCGATTCTTGTCGTACCAGTCTCACCAGCGAGCATGTGCCTAACGTCTGCTCCTGCCGTGGTCGAACTCGTCATTGCAGAAAGGTTCTGTATGTCAAGCTGAGAAAGAGCCGACGCGGAAATCGCAATAATCGCGACCGCGTGTGTTGCTGTTCCCGTGCCATCATCGAGAGCAAGCAGATCGGGATCATACTCGACTAACTTTCTATCGAGGTTGGTCATGCTCGGGAAGATGGCCGCGCCGGTAACATAAAGACCGGCGACAGTTGCATCGGAACCACTCGGAGATGCATATGCATAACCGCGCGCAGACTGACGAGGACCAGAAAGGTCACCGCCACGGACGTCAACAAGGTCAACACCGCCAGTAATCTCGGCACCAACTCGGTCAGTACCATAAATGGACTTACCCGCGACGTTACCTAATTTACCAGTTGTGGTGCTTCCACCCAGATCTCCGGAAAAAACGAAGTCTAGGAAGAAGATAAGTCCCGAGGGGAGACTCATCGGCTGAACACTAACGAGATCGTTAGCAATAAGTCCAGCGAAAACGCGACGAACGATGGGGAACGCGACAGCGGCAAAGCCATCAACATCTCCTGCACTCATTGCGGTGGCTTCTCGAAGAAGCTCTTTTGCTTGGTTCTCAAGTAGACGGGCCATTCCTTGTTTGGAACGGTCGCTATTGAGACCCTCTAATAATCCGGTTTTTTCCCACTTAGATAGTAGGGCGTGACCTTCCGCGCGCATATCACGATTAATGATACCTTCTGTTAATCTTTCAACAATACCAGCCATTTTAATTTCTCCTTTTTAGTTAATACCTGCTAGTTTTTTCATTCTATCCGCCACGGGATCCACAGTGGTTGTTTCACTGTGGGGTGACGCACGAAGGATGGAAGAACGACGGTTGATCGCTTCGCTCAGGGACTGTGGGCTTCGCCTAGGCTTGGCCTCCACTGTGCTTTGAAGTGTTTCAAATATTGTCTTTGCTTCCGTAACAGAACCAGCTTTAGAAATCGCTTCGGCAATTTTATGCTTTTGCCGCTCATTCAAGGAGGTATTTCTCAATACACGGTTCGTATACAATAAACGAGCATTTGAAAGATTTACGTCAGTAACGCTCTCTTTCAAAGACTCTACTACTTTTTCGTAGCTATGAATTTGCTCTTTGAGTTGGTTATTTTCGAAAACCAATTCTTCTTGAGCTTTTTTCAAATCTTCTAATTCTTCTTGGACATCAGTGCTGCGGCGGTGTGCAATTTCTTTCTCCATTGCATGCTTTGTGTCTTCCGCTCGGCGGCCGGCCCAGCCGGTCAAATCAGCACCCATATCCACTGTTAATTTTTCTGCGATGGCATCAGCTATTTTATTTAGCTTCTCTTCTTGAACGTCCTTGTCGGTATCGTCTTTATCGGCCCACGGCGGAACACCATCGCCATCACCATCTGGTTTCTTTTCGCCTTCGCCCATTACAGCAGCGTCGACTTCCTCTTCTCCATCTTCATCGGCGCCGGAGGCTTCTTCCAGGCCGGCCTTTTCCATTGCATCAGAGTCTGCTTCTTCCTCTGCGGCCGCTTCCACGCCCGGAGGAGCCTCTTCGGTGATATCCTCTTCGTCCTCGGCTTCAAGTAACGCAGCCAAGTCTTCTTCATTAATATCAAATTCTTCATTTTCCTCAAGATCTTCGGTATCATCACCAAGCTCTTCTTTAAGGGCTTTCAAAGATTCTGCCAATTCATCAAAATTGATTGTTACTTTTGACTCTTCGCCTTCCTCGTCGCATGCGCATAGTTCTTCGCCTTCGGCGGCGCCAAGCGGAACGTCTTGTGCGATGTCTCCTTGTGGGCTGGCTGCGGCATCCATGGGGGCACCCATTGGGGCGCCGAGGCCCAATTCGTCTTGTTCTAATATTTGATTTAAAGTTTGTCTGACTTCGTCAGAGTACTTTTCTACGATGGACGCCTCAGCGTTCTTTAACGCGGCTTCTTTCAAAGCTTTAGCATCAACAAATGCTTGTTCAAGCAAAGATGACATTTAACAACTCCTATAAAAATAGTTTTTCATTGTAAATAGTGTTAATAAAACATAAATACCATTTAGTACAATATAAAAAGACGCCCCTATCAAGGGGCTCCTTAAACTATAGAAACTCTATTAGAATATTCTCCAAGTGAAATCTTCAACATAACACATTGAGATAGAACCATATGGCGACTCTATCACTGCATCGACAGCACCATCAATATTACCTAGTTCGCCTGATTTGCCGATAGACATTGTAACTTTGATAAAATTGGTCACACTGACACCGCTCGACGCCTTTACATGAACAATATCTCCGTACGATGCAGTAGGCAATGTAACTGTAATTGGATTCGTTGAAGCAGTGAAGTAATTCATGCCTCCCGAAAGGACTGTCTCAAGATCGCCTCTCTTAAATATAAGGGTGCTGGCGGCCGGGCCGGCTGCAGCTGTTATGTTTTGCAACATCGCCCCATCGCCGCGATATGAAACTGCGTCTACTTCATGAGTTGCCAATCCATAAAGCGTTGCCTGAGCAGAACCTGAAATGACACCCACACCAACGCCGGCTGCGATTCCGAGGCCGACATAAAGCGGGCCCGAAGATACCCGGGCCCCCGCGGCGCCACTAACATATAGGCCGCCGGCAATTGTAGCGTCTGCAGAAGAAGAAAGTGATGTGCCTGCGATGGCGCCTGCAGATGAAATAGATGCGTAAGCACCAGGGCCGGATTCGGCGCCGAATTGACTATTTCCTACAGCAACCAAAGTGTTTGAAGAAGAAAGATCTGAGCCTTCAATTGATGTTCCCACGATACCATGAGTTGTCAAAGCGTAAAGCGTGGCGGTATGCGAGCCAGAGATGACGCCAGTGGAAGTGTCGCCGCCAGAGCCGATGCCACA